TAAATCATCAGACTCAAACTCTAATTTATTTTTATAGCCATCGTCTTTCATTTCTAATTTGTATCTAGTCATTAAAAACTCCTTTGTTCAAAACATTGTAAGTGTGACTTAACAAACATATTAGTTCTTACTTCTTCATAGAGTTCACCTTGTATACATTTAAGATTCATCTTGTATTTCTTTTGCATATGCGTGTATGAACCTAACCCATACCCTGTTAATATTGCCACAACAATAATTATACCTATAATTAACTTATCCATCATAACCCTCCATAAGCTTCTGTTAATCTTTTTGTTGATTCTCTATAACTTTTAACACCTGTAATCTTTTCTGTCTGCGACTCATCTTTAAATAAAGGTGTGATTGAAATGTAATGTTTTTTAGATGGCAAATCGCGTATCCATGACAATTCGGTTGGTCTAAATTGTGTAATAGATGACCACACTAATTCACCATGTATATTAAATTCTTCTATCGCCCATGCGTAGGGTTGTTGTTTAAGGGTTTCTTGCATATTTACCCTCTCCTTGTTTATAAAATATTAGTTTTGACCATTTGACTACTGGTTTTAGATTATACCATGATTTTGGTTTTGTGATAGTGGTATCGTGGAAATGTGTTGCACCATATGAATAGTCTACCTCTAGACGATGTAACACTTTATAGGCTAGGTCTTTATACTCTTGTCGAATTACCTGTGGGGGTTTGACATAACCATACCAACTAAATTGTGCAGGTCGTTTCATTTCACGGCATACATTTTTGTAATCAAAGTCTGCTCGTCTAAACAATACATAACCGACGGCAATTTGGCCTTGACGTGGTTCTGATGCAGATTCCATGTAAATCGTTGTGGCAAGACACACCAATGCTTGTTCTAGCATAGTATCCTCCTTTTTTAAAGAACTGGTTTCTTATTTAAGCTTTAGATTGATTGGTTTCGAACTCGATAAGCATATCGATTAGGTGACGGGCTTTTTCTAAATCTTTTAAGCCGTTTTTGTTTTTCCATCTAGAAACATATTTAATGATGTTGCCTTCGATGAATGGGATTTTATTTGCATAGATATAGATGATGGGTTGTATCGCCATATCTTTATAATGCGTGCCATCTACTTGTTTATTTAATGCACTTTCTGTCATACTTTCTCCTTTACTAGAGTCAATAATAACTCTATGTTACTCTCATTTATAACGATTGCCAAGCCACCATTAGAATTTATACGGTCGATGTTGTTTTTTTGCAACGCAGTTAATACACCTTTACCTGCCTTACATTCTATGGCAATAAACTTACCTTGATGACAGATGATGATATCGGGCACTCCACTTCTGCCATATCCTCCTGTCTGTGGGAAAAAATAATAACACCCTAACTTATCTAAAAACTTTTTTATTTTGTTTTTAACTTTTGCTTCGGGTGTCATCTCGTCCTTCTAGTTGATTCATTTCATCTTGGAATACTACAATTGCATACAATGACTCTGATGCACGCCAACCAACGTGGTGCATATCATCTACACGACAAGTATATACGTCAGATGTATAGATTTCGTTGTCGGGAAAGATATACGTGGTTGATACTTTAGCTAGTGTCAATCTACTTTTAAGAAAGCTTGGCAAGGTGTCATCATTAAACATTCTTACCAAGCCCTTTGATAAAAATACTTCATAGCTATTATCTTTAACTATGATGGGCACTACATAATAGGGCACCATTTTTACTTTTTCAAGTGGTCCTAAGTCTGTAACATTTTTTAACCCTGTGTGTTCTAACATACTTCTCCTGTATTGTTTCGACAAATGTCGAATTAGCCTCGTATTTGTTTTATTGGGTTACCTTGCATATCGGTAATCTCTAAACCCCACTTAGCCGATGGATAATTGTTATCAAAATCCCAATATGTTTGTCTATTAAACACATCAGCATTACCTTTTAAATCTTTCCTTAGCTTTGGTAATAATTGTTTAAATATTTGCTTGGGTGGATTTATACTTGAATTATATTTTACAGCCCAATATGCATTACCAATATAATATCCTAACACATAAAAGTATGATGACACAACAGGGTCAACATTCCATAGTTGTCTTGCTTTCTCAAGATGGTTTGAATTACTATCATTGAAATAATCAGGTGAATTTTGTTTAATAGCATCAGCCATATCTGCAATTAATGTATTTTCATCGGTTGAGTTATAAAACATTTTAATCATAGATAATTTATCTACATGTTCTTTCATAAGTTGATTAGATTTTTTCCTATCGACTACCTTTACATCTATCTTATATCTTGATGACTCATGCAATTCTCCAGTATCTATATTAAATCTCATACCTTTAAAGGCAGGGCGTTTTAATTTTCTACGATGTTGTGCATACCTATCAGTAAATATAACCCCACCCGATGAAGCCTCTTGCATGAAGTATGCACTTATCCCTAGTTGCTCACTAATAATCATGCGGTCACCTTGTCCCATATATTCACATATAATCTCAATAGTATTATCATCTCTTACGATACCGAAGGGAGCATGTTTAGTAATCCACTTAGACATATATGGTATCTTCTCTGGACTTTCATTGTAGAAATACCTATCACGTTGACGTTTATTTAGTGAGTATGCAAATTGTTCAAACTCTGCCATGCTATACCTTTCCTCTTCACTTCCCCAACCGTAATGTACATTGAATTGAATTTTACCGTTAACTTCGACAGGTATAAAATATTTATTTCTATGATTTCTGTGTGAGTAGGGATATTCGTTTGTATTTCTATAAGGCGGTGTATTTTGATACAACCAAGTTAATTGATTATAGTTAATGCTTCCTGCCATGATACTCTCCTCTAGTTATTTCGACATATGTCGAATTGTTAATTATATTTATTTCTTACCTCTCTGCTTGTTGATATGCATACTCTATTTTTATATCAGTTAATAGTTTCTCTAGCTGTTCCTTTGATTTTTTAAATCGTCTAGCATAGTGCCAATTAATACGATGTGACTCCTTACTTTTAATATCTAATTGCCATGCTAGTTTATTTAATTGTTCCAAAATTGCACCTCGTTCCCTTGCTTCATTTAGTGTTGTTCCCACTTTAACCACCTCTCTAATATGATTATTCACCGTTCCCATTTTGTAACCAAAGAATATCTTATCCTTGACTCTCATCTTAGGCATTATATTTCCCTCCAACTCTCTGTTATAAAATTATATTCATACACATAGTCAGGTGTTTTAGTAATTGATACTACAAAGGTGCCCTCATCTAACTCATCACCTATTTTTAAATTATCAAATTCTTCTCTATCACATTCCCAATAGCATTTAGAATCAACCTCTGAGTCATAATACTCGTCAAAGAAACCATCTTCAAAAACAGCTATGTAATGCTCTATATCGTTTCCCTCAAATTTAGGTATTACATTTTCTAAAGATACTCTATCAAACACCATAGGATATAACTTAACTACTGCCATTCCTTGTGCTTTTCTAATAGTTTGTTCTACTATGTTATCCATTAATCCTCCTTCTTAACTACCTTGCCACTTGGTGGTTCAAAACTTCTGTTCTGCGTGACTAACCACAATGTTGGCGTGGTGATGTCCCACTTGATATCTGACTCTACATAGCCATCTGTAAAGACTAATACACCCTCTGCGTTAAGTTTATGTTGATTAATATATTCAGCGACACAGGATACATGAGTGCCACCCCCACCCTCGGGTTTAAGTAGCGATGCGATGTTAGTATAATTATCATCAAACGTTTGCATAGCATGGACTTCGGTATCCCACCACAAAACACGCACACGTGCGGGACTAACTGATTCACAAATCGAAGCCAGTTCTGATGCAAACTCTGTAAGTTCTGCGCCACCGATTGAACCCGATGTATCAATGGCTACTATGAGTTCGCCGACCGTTTCGTTTTCAAGGCTTGGCATGTAGATATCATTAGCCATAAGTCGTTTGTTAAACCTACGCCATGTATATTCCTCTGAACCTCTCGATGCCGATGTTACAAAATCACGTAAGACCTCTCGCCAATTAACCTTAGGCTCAAGTAAGTCCGATATCTGACGTGGTATCTTAGCACCCATGCGACCTGCAAGTATGCCACCTTCTCGTAACGCCCTATCAATCTTGCCTGCTTGTTCAGCGACTTGTTCTGTTGTCATCTGTTTAGCATTACCAAAGTCATGTTCATCTAAAGGCTTCATAGATTCGACATTTGTCGAACTGTCCTTGTTGTTTTGTTCTTTCTTTAGATGTTCATACACTTCACGCACAGACCAATTATGAAATTGTTTATCATACAATGCACCTGTCGGTAGCTTACAAATATTTTTATCTGTAAAGTTCATAATGATATCATTCACAACATAATCTGCTGACACGTTGGTTAGATGTGGATTATCTTTAAACTCTTTAATAAAGCGTTGCATATGTTTCAATGCTACATGTAAGTTCTCATGCATTACAATACCTCTGAGTTCCTCATCACTTAACTTGGATATAAACTCTCTACTATATCGTTTGTTAAAGCCATCGGTGTATGCCGTAAAGTTCTCATCATCAACACTACTTTTACCCATGAGTATAACCCCCGAATACAACGCAGTTTCGGGGTGTTTAAGTAGTGCGACATGAGCCTTCTTGAGTCTTGTTTCTTGACTTGTCGCCATGTCTATCTCCTATTAAAATAATTCATGATTCTCTGTAGCCCACTTAGCAATCTCAGCGTTACTTCTTGCTAGCTTCACACCATTCTTACTACGCACCATCATGGTAAAGAATACTGCTTGAAGTTCGCTACTCTCAATACGTTTTACAAACTGCATAAACTTACTGAGTTCATCTTGTGTCGATAGACTATCAACTGCTTGGAACATAAGCATGAGTTTCGCTGCCGTATCTTCGGGCATTGTTATCGTGGTTGGTTTATCTAATATCTCATTAAACTTAGGTAATGTTTTCTCTAGCCTTAGGAAGGCTGACATATCAGCACTAGCACTTGCACCGATAGTCCCTGCTAATGCACACATGGTTGCATTGTCACCTAGTTTGCTTTGCATATCGACAATGATAGATGACTTAGCAAGTGAACGTGGTGAACAGAACGATAGATTAGTTTTACTTGGTTGAAAGATATATGGGTTATCCTCTTGACCACCATCGGTATAACTATTCAAACATCGTGGAAACATATACACCCATGCTCTGATTAAAGGATTGATTGAATTATCGGTCGCCCACTTGAGCCATGTATCGACATCGGGCTTTTGCATCTTCAATAGACATACACGATTACCTGCATGGGCTAACATACTATCACCCACACCATCGCTTGCATTGTTTGATGTTGCAAACACAATACTACCTTTAGGCAACTCGGTATCGCCTACACTTCTCTCTAGCATGAGCCTTGTGAATATCACTTGTAATAACTTAGGCGACTTCA